CACGTAGCCCGAGGTGCAGTCGCCGTCGTAGGCGATCTTCGCGCCCTTGAACTTCAGCACTTCGTTCTTGAACCCGCCGTCGCCTTCGGACTTGTCGGTGAACCGCTCGTTGGCGAGCAGGAGCCCTTCGAAGCCCTCGAAGGTCGTCCGGTCGGTCACCGCGAACTTCGGATGGTTCCCGCCGACGCCGTTGCTCGCCTGGTTGTAGATCGAGCGCATCGTCGCCCGCAGGTTGTCGTACGCCGAGGTCGTCTTCACCCCGGAGGTCTGCTTGGTGCGCCAGAAGGAGTACGTCGCGCGGTTGATCCCGCCGTACGTCCCCGACGTGGCGACCAGCGGCACCGCCGCCGCGAGGCCCGTGACGACCTTGTAGGACGTGCCCGACCCGTCGCTGAACAGGTCCGCGTTGATCGTCCCGTCCATCGTCTTCTTCAGGCCCGCCAGCTTCGCCGCCAGCAGATCCGTCTTCTTCGCCGATCCCTGGTTGATCGCCCGCTCCAGCTCCGAATGCACCACGGTTCCGGCGTACTGCTTCCAGTCGTACGTCGCGGAATCGAGGAGATCCGAGCGCGTGGTCGAGATCGTGTCGGTGTCGTTGTAGGCCGCCACGCTCCCGTTCTCGGCGTACTCGAGCGTCACGGTGGCCTTGTCGCCCCCGTCCACGCCCAAGAAGCCGCTACCCGCCTTGAGCTGGTTCAGAACCCAGTAATCGGCATGGATGTTGTCTTCCGGCTTGTCGTTGACGAGCGCATTCCAGCTCGCCGCGATGGTCTGTCCAACATTCACGCTCATGCGAACTCACTCCTACCGTTCGGCCAACGCCGCCGCTTCCTCGGGGTGCGTTTCCATGTACCGCATCGCCTCCGCGAAGTCCTTGAACTTTGGCCGGTCGGTTGTGACGGCGCCCCGTGGTCCCACGGTGCCCGCCGCCGCTTTCTGTTGAAGGGTCGCCAGCGTTTTAGCCTGTTCCGCCTGCGACAAGCCCGGCAGCACGTCTGTCGCCAGCACATGATTGAAGGCCCGGTACACATCCCAGTCCGGGTGGGCTAGGAGCGCCGCCTTGACCTTCGGCTCGTGCGCCTTGAAGTGCTCGTTCTGCCGCAACTCTTTCAGCGTGTCCGCCGCGTACTGATTGGCCTGCTGTCTCGCCGCCAGTTCGCGCTCTTTCGCCTCGGCCCGTGCTTGGCGCTGTTCGAGGGGCCGGAGGCGTTCCGCGATTGACTGCTCCGACTGCTGCCGGAGGTACGCTTCGCGCTTCTCCAGTTGCTTGTCGCTGTACGTGCGCGCCACAACTTGCCCCTGTTCGTTCATCACCGGAATATCCGGCTGGGGCATCTCGTCCTCGACCGTCGCCTGCCGCGATTGCCGCAAGAGGCGGGCGGCGTAGCTGCGAACCTTCGCGCCGTATTCCGGGTGCGCGGAGAGTTCCTGCGTCAGCCGCTCGTACAAGCTGTAGGGGTCGCGGATCGCGCTCTGATACCAGGCGGCCATCCGCTGCAACTGATCGCGCGGCACCTGTTTGGCCCACGCGTACGGCTGCCATTCCCCCTCGGCTTCCTCCCGCGCTTTGCGGCGGGCGTTCTCGAGGATTTCCTTGTGACGCTCAAACGGAATCGGGCCAGTCTCTACGCTGGCCGTGGCCGGAGGCATTCCCGCACTCGCCGATGGTGTCACTGTCGCGGACACGGGCGCGGTCATCGGGGTGTCGGATACCGCCGGGGTGGCCACTGACGGGGTGGCCGCTGTCTCGTCTGCCATACTCGGTCCTCTCCGCGCCATGTCGCCGGCGCGGACGGGCGAACGCCGAACTTACGGACGCTCGGGCCGCGCCGCCTTCGGCGGCGGCAGCGGGAACCCGCAGCGCAAACACACGATCACTCCACTCGGACGCTGAAACACCACGGGATGATCACACCGGCACGTCACCATCACGCCGGCCCCTTCGACGCAGACGGGCTGAACACGTAGCGCGAACAGCCGCACCGCACTTCGAGCGTGTCACTGCCCGGATCGTTGTGGCTCTGCACGCCGTCCTTCCCCATGCCGAAGATCCGCGCGCACTTCGTACACACGATCTGCCAACCCATCTCGCGGAGCAGCCCCTCAAACTCCTCGAACCGCTGGATTTGGCTCCGCGTCATCGGCTTCACGTCCGGCGTCTGCACCGCGCGGCCGTACGGGTCAATGAGCATGTGGCCCCCCGACGATACTGACCGTCATTTGCAAACTCTGGAGGCGGCTGTCCGGCTCCGGGTCGTGCGCCGTCCCTTCCTTCGTCACCCGTTCCACGAGCGCCGCCGCGTTCCGCAACGTGTAGGCGTCGACCGTCACCATCCGCGAGACGTGCCGATCCCCCGGCCCCGCCCAGCGGACGCATTCCTGCAACCCGCGCGCTTTCAACTCGCGGCGGTAGTCGCTTTTCGTGTCGCACGTCACCGGCTCATGGCCCATGTTCTCAAACGTCCGCGGCCCGCCCCCGGGCCACTCGTCGCCGATCACCGTTGCGGAGGATCGCCACACGTACTCGCTCGGCCCGCCACAGACACAATCCGGATGCGACTGCGGGGCGCTGACGTGATCCCACTCCCGCCCGCACGTCACGCAGCGGCTGGTATAGGTGGGCATGTACTCGCCAATCGCTCCAGATGCGTCGCAAAGGCGTAGAGCGCCAACGCGGTCATCGTGTTCGTCCCGAATTGCTGCACGGCATACTGCCGCGCCAACGCCGCACAGATCCGATACTGCTCCGGCGTCATGTCTTCGGCCCGCTCCGCTCGCCGGTCTGATCAAACTCGTGCTTCCCGATGGGGTTCACCTGCTGCGCCGGCCCCCCGTGCGCCTCCGTGGTGGGCATCGGCATCCCCGGCGTCCCCGCCCCGCCCCGCGCGGGTAAGCCCAACTGCCCCATCTGCACCGCGAGTTGCGCCTGCCCCACGGCCTGCGGACTGAGCTGCACCCCGCCCTGCCGGAGCACGTCCAACACGATCCCGAACTGCGGCAACAGCGGATCGAGGTCTGTTCCGGCAAAGCGGAAGGAGATCGCCGGCGGATCGGGCTTCTTCTCCGGCGGCTTCGTGACGATCAGCTTCGTCGGGTCTTTCCCGAACGCCTCAAACAGCCCTTTGAGGAGTTCCGTCGAGGTCACGCGCGGGTCGTTCCGCACCATCTGGTAGAGCTGCAACTGGAACCGCCGCTCGAGCGCCGCATCGGCGCGGATCTGGCTGTCGGGCCGCGCCCGGAACGCGAGCCGCCCGTCCAACTGCGTCTTGTCCCACTGCGCCCACGTTTGCGCGCCCTGTGGGCCGGTCATCGGCACCATCCGCTGCGGGGTCATGTAGCGCACGACCAGCGCGGAGAACTTCGCCACGCCTTTCAGGTACCAATCGAGCACCCGCCGCCGCTCGGCATCCAGTCGCACATTCGCCGCGCGGGAAATCTGGCTCATCTCCGTCGCGGACCGCTCGCTGTCGCTCTGGACGCCAAGGGACGCGGAATCGAGGCCGGACGTTTTCGCCAGGTCGCGCTGGATGTAGTCGTTCGCCAGATACGTTTGCCGAGGAGATGTGCCCTGCGCGAGTTGCGCAAACGCCGTCGCCGCCCCCTGCGCCAACACCCCCGGCTCGAACCCGATCAGCGACCCCGCCGTACCCGTGCGGATCTTCTCCACCGTCTCGGGCGGCACCTTCTCCGTGTCGTACCCGAACTTCGGCTGGTTGATGTCCCGCTCCTGCACCATCTGCGTGCGGAACTTGCACAGTTCCTTCACCAGCGGACGCCGCATCTCGGAGTCCGAGGGCGGATAGGCGGAATCCGGGAGGTCGCGGATGGTGAGCGGGTGGATCGGGTTCCCGATCAGCGAGTCCGCCGTCAATTCGCTCGTCCCCGGCTTGAACGACTGGAACGGGGAGTCCCGATGCCGCGCGGGCACGTCCAGCCCGTCAATCAGCACGAGTTCCCGGTAGAGTTCGGGGTGCGTGACCTCGGACTCGTAGAGGGCGGCGCGATACCAGATCGCCGTCCCGTCGACCGACTCGACTGCCGCGGACTCGTCCAGCGCGTCGTCGTCCACTTTGGCGACGTGCTCATCCTTCGCCACGGTGCCGGCGAACTCCGGGGGCAGATCAAACATCTGCCGCGCCTGCGTGATCGCCATCCGGAACCGCATCCCGAGCCACGGCGCCTTGTCGTACTCCGTATCCTTGAAATCCGCCGGGATCAGGAGCTTCCACGGGGAGAACCGCTCCCACGTCCACCGCTCGGCAATCGGCACACTGATCGGCTGCCGCAGTCCGAGAATGTCGCCGGAGTCCGGCGGCTCGACGGTCTTGATCGTCGGCTCGTACCGGATAATCGTCGGGCCGATCCCCGACCCGCAGAGGCAGTCCTTGATCGCCTTCTGGACCGTCCGCAGCACGTCCGCCTGATCCGGGCCGAGGAGTTCGTTCAGGAGTTCCCGATGGACCTGGATGATCGCTTCCCCGCCCTTCAAGGGGCCGGTCGCGGCGAGTTGCAGGTCGGGCTGCTCGAAGAAGAGCTGCGCGGCCTTCTGCTCGGTTTCGTAGAAGTCGACGTTGACGTTGACGAAATCCGCCTCGGGGGTGGTCGTGAGCGGCTTCCCACCGTAGTACCGGAGGTTCTCGTCCCACGCGGGTTCGTGACTCTGCCGCACGCGCTCCGCACGGTCGACTTCGCTCGTCCAGAACCCGAGGTCGTAATTCGCCGGCAACGGCAGTTGCGGAATCGGATCAGCCATGCAGCCCCCGGACGCTCTCCGCGCCCAAGACCGGGCGGGCGCGCGTCACGCTCTGCCGCAGCGCCCCCATCGTCCCCTCCGCAAACCGCCGCGTGCGCGTCACCTTCGTCGGACTCGGGCGACTCATCGCCCCATACCGCCACGCATCCAAGCCGTGATCGTCCGAGTGCGTGTCCACGTCGTCAGGATCGGCCTTGTCCGACCGCGCCGCCGCAATCGACCGGATCAGATACCGGCACTCTGGATGCACGAGCCCCCACGGCGCCCCGTCCGGGGCGTCCCGCAGGAGTGCCTGACACCGCGCCCAGCCGTTGAAGCGGTCGTTGTCCGCGAGCACCGTCGGCACGCCGTAATGGGCGAGCGTGTCGCGGATCGACTGCCCGAGGAACGTCCCGTCCTTGTGCGTCGCCCCCGTCTGGTTCCGAATCGACGGGTCGGCCGCGGTGTAGGACACCTTCTCGATCCCGAGCGCCTTGTCGACCTTCCGAATCCCCGCGGCCACTTCCGGCTCGCTCATCCCCTGAAACTTCCACTCCGCCCGCACATACAGCCGGTGATCCGGCAAGATCGCCCACCACAACACGCAGCCCGGCTGGTTTCGCCCCCAGTCGAGCGACCGGAACCAGCGCACAGTCGAGGGGTCGACCGTGAGCGCCTGGACGTGCCGCCGCTCCTGCCAGTCGGCGAAGAATTGCCCCGAAAACACCCGCCAGTTGGCGTGCCGCAACTGTTCGTACCGCCACTGCGGGAGCACCGCCAACGTCTGCAAATAGTCCGGGTCGATGTACGGGTTGTCATCGAGCGTCGCTTCGATGTACTGCCACTGCGCCGGGTCGTATTCGTCTTTGAGCGCCGGGCACTTGCTGAAGTCCGGCGTGTGGTCGATGAAGAAATCCAAGAGCGCCGCCGAGGTCGGCCCCCCAGGGTTCGACGGGATAATGAACTTCGCCTGCCCGAGCGCCGCCCGCACCTCAGGCTTGCTCGTCCGGGCGCGCGTGCTCAACTCCAGCAGCGTCGCGTTCCCCTCGGCGTCGAGCGGATACTGGCTCCCCTCGTCCGCGACAATCGCGTCGTACTCGGTCGAGAGGTACGTCTGCACCGCCTCGACGTCCGCCATGTGCCCGAGCTGAATCAGCGACCCGTTCGGGAACCGCAACACCCCCGGAT